TCTGATTAAAATTATCGTCCTGGCCGTCTCGGGTGGCATGACAGGAGTAAAATTTTGGCCAAATTGCTTTTATAATGCTTTAATCGAAGAATCCAATTCCTTAATTAAAATTCCGACGATACAAATACACGGGGACATTCTCCTGAACAAATTATTTCAGGGAGCAGATCCGCAATTGTATGGTCTTGGTCTTTACAAACCATGGTCGTTTTTCCATTGATCATCCAACTCCTCAAAGGAAGTTGGCTGATAATGGTTTCCAGTGTTTTTCATCGCCTTTTCTACCTCACAAAGAATACGTAAGTATTCTTTTTCCCCATGAGTGTAGAGAAAACGTTCCATGTCGTCAATATTGGAGCGTAACATTTCCATATGATCCGGTGATTGTCTAATCCAATTAGTCAGCTCGGTAACAGTGTTCGTATCCATTTTTGCAACGTAGAAAGGAGCGTAACGTTCATGAAAAGCGAATTTACATTTCAAATATGTAACTTCGTTCCAATTCCGAAATCCTCCCACAAGTGCTCCTTCTTCTTTAGTAGGAGGAGTACCCTTAATGCCGTATCTGTGCAAGATAGCAGCGATATTAATTGGGTTAAACAATGATTTAACCGAATCGTGCACAGCGCCTACAATGTCATCACCATTTCCAACGTCACGTGCCAAAGCCTGTTTCTTTGATAGAGGAACGAGGTGATTAAAACCCCCTTCCTTCATTAATATACGCCAGGTCTTTAAGCGTCTTTGTTTATTTACTTCTGTATCAAGAAGTGCGGTTAACAACCAACCGGATGGAATACCAATGAATACGCTGTAAACAACGTTACCAATGATATGTATTCTCCATGAATACGAATCTCCAATAATAGCCAGCATTCTCTCATCTTTTTCTGAAAGATTCATGTTCGCTTTCATCCATCCTTTCAAGACATAAAGTCCATCAAAAATCTCATCAAATCCAACTGTAGAATCGAATGCTTCCACGTCCAAATCCCAAAAGTTGTCTCCGACCGTACGCAAATAATTTACTAATTTAGTAACATCTGCTCCATGCATGTTAATTCCCAATGTGCTACCATTGTGTATTCCAGCATATTCATAAGCCTTCAAAACAGCTCCATAGTACATACGCATGACAATAAGCCAAGCGCAATTGTGGATGTTGAAAAGTCTCGTTTGTCCAGCTCTAATCTTCGCGATCTTACGCCGTTCATCCTTAAGCCAGTCCATATAATAATTATGAACATTCCATCCTTCTTTCTCAATAACATTGAGAATTTCATTGACGCAATTTTTCAACCGATCAGTGGCTTCATACTGTGGTCTTCCATCTGGATCATCCTCTAAGGGCGTGAACAAGAAAGTCTTTCCGATAGAATTAGACTTCTTTTCCAACACGAAGGGATACCCTGCCGATGTTCGCATATTGAGTGGGTCAATAAACCCCTTCAGACCATTAATTGCCTCATGTAGAGTCAAAATTTTTTTTGGTCCGGTATAATCTTCTGAATGTTTGAGAAATTCTTTCAAAGAAAATTCTCGAGCAATCTTTCGATCAATGTAATCC